TTATCAATGAGTTCAACAGATGTTTTTCTTGGAGAAGATGGAAACCACCATTTCTATCACTCAAAAGATTTATACATTGACAACAAATATCAAGACATTAAGCCTGAACACGACATCATCAAAATGGTTGATGTTGATTATTATGTGGACTTACCATTTTACATTAGTTATATGAAACCCATCATAATGTATACTTTATCAATAACGGATTTAACATACAAAGATGATGAATGCCATTATAGCATTAGTAATGATGTACTCACTCATCACCTTATTGGTAATGGTAAATACAAGCACAAGCTTTGGAAGTATGACCAAGATCATATACTTGTTCATTATGGTTTAAACACTTACTATTGTTCGTTAGACATACGCCCTGTTGATAAAATTCACATGGCAGTTTTGATTGTACCTGAACGGAAAATATACACCCCTATTGCTAGGTTATTTTTCACCCAGAACTTGCATCGATTATCGACGAAATCAGATCACCCAGATTTCAACCTCTTAACCTTTAGGCGGCATGATAAGACCTATATATCATTGTCTAGAGTTTCATTCCCAAATGATTCAGCATTGATACCATTAAATACATTCCAATGCATCAAAGGTAATCTCGATCATGATAAGAAAGCTATTTTAGCGACAGTTGAAAGGTTCTTAAGAACCATCAACGAATCAACTTTAAATTTAGAAATCGCAACAGCCACACAGTTATGCTTTGATTACATACAAGCTACTGCAGGTAGACCAATTGTCTATGATTCGGACGCATTCGCACTAAGTGATGCTGATGTTAATTATAGACCAAGTTCTTTCGCATCGATACATGGTGAGGAAGTCAAGAGTTATGGCCGTTTAATTATGAAACCCATTCTCGATGAAGGGAAGGTCCCTACTTTTGGTCCGGACTCAGATAGAGTTATCATCTCTGAGCGCCTTTACAAAGTTGCACCACAGGAACAAAGACTTAAGTCTTCTATTCTAAATTACATGGAAGAATTCGCTAAATTGTTAATTCCAAAACCTCACACTTTGACACCATTGAGTGAGGAACAGGTTGACGAAGTACAAGTCAAACCGACTCAACGTAGTTCATTTGAACGAGTACTTTCAATCTTGGGTTGGCGTATAAGAGGCCCCCAAGCATTTCAGAAGAAAGAACCATATTCATCAATCAAAGCGCCAAGAAACATTACAAATTGTTCAGTACAACACAGAGTTAGATATTCAAGATATACATTTCCTTTAGCCACTCTTTTAAAATCAACTGAGTGGTACGCTTTTGGCAATTCCCCAAGTGCCATAGCGACTAAAGTTCATGAAATATGTCAACGTAGTACTACCGTACTACCAACAGATTTTTCTAAATTTGATGGAACGCATTCTTATGCTCTCCATATCTTAGAAAAACTCATCTTACTTCGTGCTTATTCTACTGATGATGCAAATGAAATAATGACAATCATGGCATCAGAGATCAATCAGAAAGTAAAAACAGCTTTTGAAATTGAATACACAACATTATTCTCAAGATTGTCAGGATCACCTGGCACATCATTGTTTAATTCCATAGACAATGCTTTTATTGCATACATCGCTTATCGTTTGACAGGGTTAGCACCTGTTGATGCGTATAAGCATCTTGGAGTCTATGGCGGCGACGACGGTATCTCCCCAGACCTTAGTTCCCTTGCCTTCGCAAATGCTTGCACTTTGCTCGGCTGTATTCCAAAAGCTGCTGTTCAATCATCTGATGAACCAATTATATTTCTTGGCAGAATTTACCCTAGACCATCGGTCAATAACACATCAATTATTGATATTAGACGTTGTCTTGGTAAAATTCACATTTCAACCAGACCCATGGATCACACAAAAGAACGGATTATATATGACAAAGCATCATCGTTATTTATTACAGACTCAAACACTCCCTTAATATCAACATTTAGCCATTCTGCTATAACGTTGCTTAAGGCACAGTTCGAAGGACTTGATGAAGAACAGGTGTTATTTTACTGGGCACAAATCAGTAAAGATACTAAAGACGTCTTCCCTAACCCAAAATATGAAGAAACATTAGATATCGTAGCCAAAGAGCTAAACACCACTATTGAACACATTCAATGGATGGAATCCAAAATTTTAGAAAATAAAATGAAATACAAGGATGCCACCAGATTGTTTGATGAATGTTATATACAACCCAATGATGATTGTGAAATTGAAGCAGAGTTTAGAGGCGAAAACCGCACTCCAAACAAGTCCAATTTGCCCATCTTATCTAAACCAAAGCCAAAACCTTTGGTAACAAAGAAAGAGATATTAGCAAATGAAAATAGGATAAAGAAAGCTTCAGATGCAATAACAAATGAATTCTCTGAATTTGATAAAGCCATCCCTCTTAATTACAAGCAAAAACAAATTAAGCTCACTAAAACTAGAAACAAACCAGTTAGTAAAAATATTGAACAAATGGATCCTGTACAACTAACAAGACCAAGAGACATTAATGAAATTAATGCTCTTGTGAATACAAAACCAAAACAGGTGAAAGTCTTTAGCAGTAGACAAAAACGTAAACATATGAAACAACAAAGTGAACAAAAATTAAGTACAATGGCAAAAATTCGAACTCCTAGACCGAATAAATCTAGGCAACAACGGAGAGCAAGTAGTAGTAAAAATGTAAAACAAGCTGCTCTCGACAGAATTCATGATCCAACCGTCAAGGTTGATCAAGCAAAAACTTAAAGTTTGCGCACGTGCGGTTACAACGACTCAACGCTGACCCTGGAATTTATACTTTAACCCAAGTTGGCTAGTCTAATATCTCAAATTTAAACCTTTGAGACGCACATAAAAGTAACTAACATTTTCTCACAATTGCTCGTTTACCCCCAATTCAATGGCCCGTCGACCCAACAATAAACAAAATGGAACAATCGCAAAGCTTGAGCGAAAGCTCGCAAACGCAGCCATTAAGTCAAATGACGCTAAAAACGGACGCCGAAATAGCTCAGGAAAGGCAGTTCGCCGCATACCTAGAGCTCAATCTTCGACTCGAGAAGCACGAAAATACAATATTGGAAATGCAAAGCACACTGAACAATCAATTCATGATGCTTATGGACACATTTACGGAATCTCGAAGAATGCACCACCTCCAATCATCGTTCCCGGAATTTACCAAACAGAGGTTATTCCATGTACTAAAGCTGGAAGCTACTCTCTTACAGGACCAGCTACACCAGCTGAAGTCAGAGCTTTCTGCGTTGCACACGCTGGAAACAGCACAGTCGCAGCTGCTCTCTATTCCGGAACTTTGTTAACCACTGCTTCAGCTTTTAGCATGTCAAGTTTATCTGTGATAAATGCAACTAGAGTTACACCAGAAATAGCAAAAATCTCTGCATCAAGACCAAACACTTGTAATTTAACATTAACTTATACTGATGAACCACAAGATGTAAAAGGTGAATTGATCGCAGGCTGTCTTCCTTCAGAGGATATTGGCACAGCAACTGATTATGAAAAGCTTAAAATGTTTCCAGGTGTACAAACTTACAGGATGTCAGATCTTGTAGGTGGCAAACTCGTCATTCCACTTACTAAATTTTCACAAGAAGCAAATGAATTTTACAATGGTACAGCCCATGATGTAAACATACCCTTCTTTTGTTTTACAGGAGCAAAAGCTAGCTGCACCATCACTGTTGAAACAGTTCAATGGAACGAAGGTAAAGCAGACCCTGCTGCACCATCAGCATTAGTTGGTGCATCTTCAGCATTTGATGACAGAACGGAATCTGTTGCTGTTGAGAAAGTCATGGAAATGATTAATGTCACAGGAGAAAGATCCATGGTGTTGCAAGAACAACAATCCAATTGGATATCGACTGTAGCAGACATGGCAGGTCGCGCTGTAAACTATGTTACTGAAAATTCAGGAACAATTGCTGCTCTCGGAAAACTTGTCATAAAAGGCATGCTCTAACCAATTAAAGAAAATGATGTAATCTATATGTAAATTATATATTAAAACTTAAATAAAATAAAATAAAAACACTATAAAAAGATTAAAACTTTCTATACTTTTGTATAGCACCATTCACTTAGATGAATGTAGATAATTTTGGGGAAAATTATCGATGAAAACAC